ACTCAAAATCCTTGGGCCACGGAAATTGGTCTGCATCCCAAAGACGCTTTGAGCGAAACCACCTGTACCTCTCGGAGTCCTCCCGCAGCGCAGCGTTTTCGGCCTCGGCACGCTGGAATTGATCGTGCGCTTCGTCGCACGCTTGTGACATAACGTGATTGCGTTCGTTGGCTATCCTCGCCTCCGATTCGGCGTCGAGTGCAATGGATTTGGCTAGAGCAAGCTCGGCCTCGGCGCGTTCGGCTCGTTCATGTTCGTCGAGATACTGGCGACTTACGTTATTAACGGTTCGCTCAAGCTCGGTGATGCGCTGCTCCATTGCGGCTAGGTCGTTGGGTGCAGGAGCGGCATGGTACGGCTGGACATTTCCAACCCTCTCTGTGTCTGAGCCACGCGCCCCTGCGTCGATCGGTTCATACCCACAGGCACAGACGTAATGACCTGCGGAGTGCGATGCGTCTCTGTCAAATCCGCACTGTGGTGTTTCGAGGTGCTTACTCGCCATCCCTGCCTCCTTCTCCTGCGGACATTGTTGCGTATTTCAGATCGCGCTCAATTGATGCGATGCGGCGTTTTGCTGCGGCTAGCTCAGCCTCCAGCCCGTCATCGAATGTGCGCGGAGGGGCGGCGTAGAGCAGTGTCGCCTCATTCTCAACCGCATCCGGCGGCAACCCCCATCCGATTTCCTCGCATTCGCCTGCATGAATGTAGGCCCAAGCTACCGGCTCGCTCGCGGCAAGTTTCTGCAAAGCTGCCTCTGCCGCAATGCAGTCTTCGTTGTAGACCAGCACTGCGTTTTTGTGCTTCTCACACTCCCGCTCCAGCGCGGCGATTCTTTGCTGCAAAGCTGCGACGGTTTGCGTGTCAAAAAACCAACCACGCATCTCGTCCCGATGTGCTTTGATGCAAGCTGGGCGCTCGCAGTAATAGTTGCAACTGTGGAGTTCCATCATTGCGGCAGCGTCCATGTTGGTTTGCGGGAAAACTTATCCAGCACCCACAGATTTTTCCGGCGAAGGTAGCGGATTGCCATCACCCACTTTGCTTGGTTTCGGCGGCTTGGGTAAATGAGCCGCGCTCTTGTTGTGAGGTTCAAAATGGAATTGAATCGTCGTTTGTTTCAACAACAGAAGGGCGCGAGGCTTTTGCAATATCAATTACCTTTGCTTGAAAAGCTGCATTTGCCCAAACATGGTTCCAGTATTTCCCCGTCTGTTCATTCTTGCGACTTGGGAAGCTGATGAATTCGCCTTTGGTTGACTCAACCAGGCGACAACCTTTGATTGATAGGAACGCTTCTTTGCCTTCAGCGGATGCCAAATCAAGGTTGAAATTTTTGTCGTGCCAAGTTACGGAGATGTGCATTTTTAGACCTTTTTGAGTTGAGATAACATTTTGTCCACGGAGTCCAAAAAGGCAACCACCGCAGTTTCCAGTTCAATAATCCGCGCTGGATCGCGCTTAAAACGGATAATAAAGAGTTGCAGATGCTCCGGTAGATCAGGGCGAAAGCTAACGAAATCGCACCAGTCCCGACCTTTGCAAGCCATTTGCCACATCATCTGGTTTTTATACGCAGCCGGTACAACGTCTGCAATCAAGTAAGCCAGGTGGGTTGCCACCTTTGGGCATTTAATCTCTACAAGCCCAGAATTGCCCACCAAACCGTCTGGGGAGGCTCCAGCGCGTTTAATAGTCGGGTGCAGGCAGAACCCTACCTCGTCAACAGAAAACCCAGTCTCAGCCTCGTATGCGCTTCTGGCGAGGGGTTCCATTTCCGTCCCGAACTGCATGGCGGCGTTGGTGTAGTCCGAGCCTTGCGGCTTGCCGGTCAGGATCTCAGCGACAAGCTGCGCCTGGTAGTCCCGAAACCCTGCCGTTTCCGGTTTCATAAGCACCGCTGAAATCATGCTGGCTGTGACTTTGCCAGCACGTTCAGCAAGCCACTCTGGTGTCCCCTGAATGCTCATTGGCTGCCTTCCAGAAAGCTCTCGGTGCGCTGGAGAACCTCTTTGCGCTTGTTCTTGGCGGTAGTCAGGATTGCCATTGCCATCGTGTCCTGCGTGGCTTGTGCGGCTTTGTATCCGGTCTTGAACACTGCTTGCAGATCATCCATCGTCGGTGCAGCGGCAATTGCCAGCAGATGTTTTGTGTAGTCATCTTTGGGCTTGGTTGCGCTGGCTGCGTTGCCATCGTCATCTTCCGGCGCCACTCCAACCGCGGCTGACAGGCTGTATCGACGGGCGTAAGTGAGGGCAGATCCAAACCCTTGCGCGTCATGCTTGCTGACCGGCAGGGCCAGCACCCCGCAGGAAATCCACTCTCCCGAGCTGTGAAGCAGGGTTGTTTCGATCCGCACCTCGTCCTTGTCGCTCGGCTCGACAGTCTGGATGTAGCTTAGTCCGTTAGCAGAAAACGCTGCGCGGATCGCCTCGACCACGCTCGACAAGTCAGCGTATTTCGATTTGAAGAACGGGTTCGCTGAGTCCTTGATTGCCCCCTTCATTGCTCCCTGCGCCTTTGCAAGTGCTGCCGCCAGTCCTGCAATGCTGTCTGATTTATTCATTGTTTCCCCATATCAAGATTAAAAAACAAACTGCCGCGCCAATGGCGCAAGCGTAACTGCAAATTTCGGAGATGCTCATTCGTCCTCCGCTGCGTACTCAGCGGCAAGGTCTTTAACTAGATCGGAACCCGTCAGGTGTTTGATAAGAACCCCCTCGACCAGTTTGCGTTCGCGCTCGATGCGCGTTGCAGATGCGCGTGTGTTACTGGACATAGAGGCAACGTACATCTCCATTGCGTAGCTAGGATCGCGGTTTTCAAACAGAAAATCGTACAAGTCAAACTGGCGGCGACCTTGCGCGGGATACCCACCGTGATCCATGATGCATTCGACCACGTCTTCCAGCGCAAGCTCAAGATGCCGCGCCGTTGGTTCTACTGCGTCAACCCAATCCTCGTCCCCGTGTGCTTCGTTCATGTCATCTCCTCGTTGCTTATCGGTTGCTGCCGGTACTGCCAAAGCCACTAGTGCAGGTGCGGCTTTGACGGTAAAGGCTAGACCACAATTTCAATTTTATATTCGGTCAGCATGTCACGCTGTTCCTCGCCACCTGCTAATGCGCTTGCAAAGATAAGCTCAATATTGTCCCTATCGCCGCCCTGATCTTGGTATGCGTTGACCACAACATTGCGGGCGGTAATCAGGCTAACTTCCAATCCGTTGAAATATGCTTGCATGGTCATTCCCCTTCGTTGTTTATCGGATGCTACTGCCAAAGCGCCAGAATCGCTCTGGCTGCGTATTCCTAAACCCCCGCATAGCAGGGGCAGAGGAATCAGGCAATGGACAGGCGCGATTGATGGACACACAACTTAGCGTTATCCGAATGCATACGAACAATGTGCCATTCGTTGCTAGGAGGTTTTGTGTATTGGTTCTGCTGAATGATCGTTGCCGTTTCTGGTTTGTCACCAAGTACGATTACAGTTGTGCCGATTTTCATTTTTTGTCTCCGGTTGTTTTGCTGCGATAACCCATAGTAATTCAAGTAATCTTGTCATGTCAACTCTTTTTGACAAATACTTTTAAGGGGTATATTGTAGGAATATGAAAACAATTGACGCGGTGCAATACTTTGGGAGTCGGCAGGCAATTGCCGACATTTTAGGCATCAGCAGGCAGGCTGTTTACGCCTGGGGGCCAGTCGTTGCCAGAGGTGCAGCGTACCGGCTCCAGGTGATGACTAAAAACGTGTTGGTGGTAGACGAGGCCAAATACAAAAGGAAAAAGAAATGACAAACGACGAACTGAAAGTGCTGGCACAGGAATACAACGATCACGCCGAGGAAGGCCGCGCTATGTGGGAGGATCTGGAGAAATATGCGGTGCGGATGAAAGAAATCCGCAAGATTATCGACGAAGAAAAGCCAGGTTGCTACGACGAGATCGTCCTGCTGTTTGGCGGCAAGCTTGACCTTGATTTGGGCTAAAGAACCCGTTATGATTACAGGTGATGCGTTGGTCGGCAGGCCACGCAAGCTGAACCGAGCCTTCACTCGGTGATGGCGCATCGCCTACCTTGAAGGGGGTAAAAGTGCATTACTACACCTGGAACATTGGC